AAACGACGACGAGTCATAACTGGACCTTCGTCTGGCTGACTTCTTAAAGTACCATCATCCCAAGTTTCTTGATAATCATAATTTGCTTGCTGTTGCAAACTGCTTGGCCAAGTTGCCATTATCTTCTCCCAACTCTATTTAAGCCATAAGTTGATTGCATTGTTTTATCAATGCCACCTGTACTAATCATTCTTTCAACAGCTTGCTTAATGTAGATATCAATCTGTCTTCCTCCGTCTGCACCTGTTGATTCTTGAACTTCTGTTTGAGCACCTGATTGATTATAAACATTAACCACTGTGTTTCCACCGCCACCAGAAACTCCTAGCTTTCCATCAGCACCACGCTTCAACGGCATAATAGCTTCTGGACCTGCTTCTCCCATAAGACCTGCACCATTAGCCATCGGGAAAATAGTTGGACCATTAACAATACCACCATTAGCAAATGGTGTCATTCTACTATTGCTTACAATCTTGCCATTTGCAGCTGTACCGCCAATATACAAACCTTCGTATCCTGGAGTTGGACCTGATGAGGTTGGAGTGGTTGAACTTCCTGGACCAAAGCTAAATAAACCAGATCCAACCATCGCCAATTTTAATTGACGAATCAATGGCTCGATAATCATAATCTTAACAATTGCAGCTTGAACGTCTTGAGCAAGACCATTCATAACTTGACTGAAAGATTTACCACCGATAATTGCACCTGCAAATGCATTAGAAAGTGCGTCGCCTAAACCATTAACAAGTTTATTTGAATTAGCTAAAACAGTCTCTGCTCTATAAACTGCATTATTAAATTCATTTTGACTAATAATGTTATCATTTAAAAGAACACGAGCTTTTTCAAGAGCAATCTGATAAGCCTGCAAAGGATTAGTTGCAGCACGCAATGCATCAGCTTCTTTTAATCTTTGCTGTCTTAATTTTTCAAGAGCTTCAAATTGTTTAGAAATCTGATCTATTTCTTTATCAGTTGCCTTTTCCCAATCTTTTTTGGCTTGTTCTTCAGCTTTTACAGTTGTCGTGTTACCTTGTCTTAATCTTTCAACAGCTTCTTCGTATTGTTTGGTTGCCAATTCAAGCTCTCTTTGAGCTTTTGTCGCTTTCTGAAGATTTTGAACCCAAGCTGTAAAATCTTTTGTTGGCTTTTCTGTAGCAACATAAACCTTAGAAACAGAAGCAAAGAAATCTGTAGCAGAAATTTTGGCTGCATTAAAATCTGCTTGTAATTGTTTAATTGTATCAAGTTGTTCCTGATCTATTCCGAAACCACGTTTTAAATTCTCTTCTGGTTTAATCTCATAAGATCTTGCCTGACCTAATGCTGGTCTGTTTGCAATAGTATCTTGAAGCTCGATCCATTTGCTTCTGAAAAATCCTAATTGCTTTATCCCTTCTTCGATGCCATCTCTTAAACTTACTTTTAAATCATTTGCAGCGACTTTAGCGATAGCAACATTAAGCTCGATATTGCTTAAAATTAGTTTCTTTGTCTCTTCGTTTGCATCTTTATATTGTTCAATTAAAGGGTCAAGTGATTTTCTATCTGTAAAATCAAAACTAGATTTTAAATTTTTAAATGCACTTTCAACACCTTCTAGAGATTCTTCAAGTGTATTTGCATCTTTTGTTAGAGCTTTAAATCCTGTTATTACAGCTGGTGTAAGTGCAGCGACTAAACCAATACCAGCTCCAAGAGCACCGAAACCAGCAAGAAGCTGAGGAGCTTGTTGTGAGAATGCAAGCATTGCACTCTGACCACCTTGAACCTGAACAACAAAGTCTGTAAACTGATAACTAGCATTGCGGACATTTTGCTGCAATTGACGCATCGGTCTTTGAGAATTGTTTGCAGCAGTAGTCAAATCACCAACAGATTTAGAAGCTGTTTCCATTTGCTTAATAGCTTGGCCAGCTTCAACCTGAAGTCTAATTAACATTTCTTGTTCAGTTGCCATTATTTTGCTCTCCTAAATCCGAATAGAACTGCTGGCCATCTTTGGTCTTTTCCGAATGCAATCGGAATAGGAGATTTGCCACTTTCATACCATTTGTCTGTTACAACGATCGATTTGTATTTGTTCTTAAGTTTAACCGCAATATTCTTTGTTACATTCACTGCACCACGATATCTTTTGCGATTAATCCTTGCTTGAGCTTTTTTGANTCTTCTTTGAAGAGCTTTTGTCCCTGCCCATTTTCCAGATTCTAAGAATCTAGCATATTGCTTGTCTGATGTAATCCTTACATCATCATCTGTTTTAAGTTTAGAAAAATCAACTGAATTAACATCTGTTTTAACACCATTAATGTACAAAGCCCAAGAGCTAGCCATTTCCCCTGTAGGTTGCCTTGCCAAAGAAAGAGACAAGCTCTTAGCCATATCTAGAGCTTCCTCGATGGCTTTTTTCATGACATTAGAAGCTCCAAACTCCCATGTCAAGTTTCTTTTCATTTGTTCTGGATTTCTTGATTTGTATCCATCTACATAAAATGCGGAAATCATGTTTCCTTTTGCTTCTTGTTTAGAAGCAATGTCAGAACCTATCTGATAAGCATAAGCTCTGACACCACGAGCACCATATTCAAGAAAAGCTGCAGGCACTTGAACTCCGCTGGCAACTAATCTGCCACTCTTAGTTCGGAATTCAATTTGATTTTGCATGATACTCCACAAATTTACTGTCTAATTGTTTGATCACTTCAATTACTGTTTCTGGGAATTTGTATCTTTCGATCGCACCCCATATAACATTAATTGGTATATGACCAATTGCCATCCCCATCTGCCTAGAATTAGAAAGGTCAAAAAATACACTTAAAACTAACTCTTCCCCAGAAGACAATTTAGGTTTTTTGTGTTCTTCTTTTACTTTTCCTTGCTTTTCTAAAACNTCGTAAAACTTTTCTTTACCGCTCCACTGCAAAAACCATTGTAGAGCGGACACTAGTTTTTTGCTTCATCCTCCAGTCTTTGCTCATAAGTTGGAAGCAACTCTTGAACTTTAGACCAAAGCTCTTCAATAACAAGTGGATAATCTTCAAAAAATGTCTCTGGATTATCAACACCCTCAATTTTAAGAATGCAAGACTCAATTAATTCAGCTCTTTGAGCTTCCATTACATCAAATGGATTAGCTTCAAATTTGCCATCTTGAGTCATCGGCAANCTCTTAGCCCAACCAAATGCAAATTTCCTATTTGAGGAAATCGGCATCGCCACTGTAATCTTTACTTCAGGTGCATCATCAAGTGTAATTAAAACACCCTCAGTCAAGCACAAAGGCAATTTATATTTCTCTAAACTCATTTCTCTCTCCGTCTTCTCTGTCAAATTGGTGGGTGCGGATTAGGCTGACAGAGAGAAGCCATACAAACAAGGAGACTTACGAATTTGCTCCGCACCCAAAGACTTAAATCCAGTAAATATCAATATATCCTTCAGGAATAGATTTAGCTGAACCTGTAAATGATAAACTTACTTGCTGATCCATACCAGCTGATGCAGGGTCAGGGAAGCTCAACTGAGCACCATGAACAACAACGCCAATACCGCCATTATCATTGATTGCTGTGTAGCCAATCATAACAGGTGCTTGTGAAATTTTCTTAGCCATCAAGCTCCAATCGGAATCTGATAAATAAGCTGAACCTGAAATTTCAACAGCTGCAGTGCCTAATGCATAATTCTGAGGAGCCAATTCACCCAAACAAACACTAGGTGTCATTCCGTTAGAAATAGTCAAATTGATAGTTTGGATACAGAATGTTGCTGGCTCTCCTTCAACGAATACAGTGCCAACATCTGAAGAAGCATTTAATGGCTGATCAGTACCAGCTGCAAGAACAGTACGACCATCAGTCATAGGGGTGGTTGGTGTTTCATAACCATTACCCATAAAACTGAAAACTGCATTAGCAATTGAACCATATTCAAAATTCAAAGCAAAAGAATTTACAAGCATACCACGATAAGAAATCGTTTTATCTGTTAAATCTTGGAAATCTTTTTCAATACTGAATGATTGCTTAGCAGTACCAACTTGAACACGCTCTGGACGAGTAATTGTAGCAGAAGCATCAGTTTCACTAGCAATTGTCTCTTTAGCAACAGTGATAGTTGTACCATCAATATCAGTAATATAAGCTGTACCATTGTTTCTTGAGTCTGCAAAGTTTGAAAGCACAACCAAATCGCCAACATCAAAACTTGAAGCATTTGTAACACCAGCAATTGTTTTACCAATAGCTGTTACAGTCAAAGAACCTGTAAATGTTACTTCAGCTGTCCATGAACTTTGCATCATACCAGCACGAATAAAATCTTTAATTGCAACGTCACCAGAAAGCTCAGTATTGATGTCGCCACCAACATCTAAACCAACTTGAACTTGACCTGCAGATTTACGACTTGATTGAATTTCTTCTGAAGTCGCGATCTGTGGTGTACCAGAAAGTGACTCAGATGTGAATCGTGCAGTTTGAAAATCACCACTCGCTGGCGTAGTGCCATAAGTGGCTTCAGCAATATATGCCAAACGAACTAGATTACTTGAACTCATGACTAACTCCTTATCGAATAGTATCTAACTAAAATTGCCCAGCCGTGCCAAGATGAAGAAAGCTCCAGAGCTGGCGGACTGGCATCTGTCACTGGGCTTACATTTTCTATTACAACATCACCCAAACGCTGACCACGCAACATTTGTTGTAATTGGTCACCATATTGAATGGGTTTTAAACTATTCCAACCATTGGGTGTTACGATATGAATAATTACATCACCATCTTCACGCCAAAAATTGGCAGGGATAGAATCTACTGTTTCAACAGCTCCTGGATATTCAACTCCAACCCAAGCATCTGTGTTATTAGCAGGAATAGACTCTATGCTATCATAATCATCTACATAATAAATTTCTGTTGTAGTCCAATTGGCTTCAAGAAATGTATTAATCTTTTCACGAACATATCCAGAACTCATGAAATGCACCTCACTTCAATGGCATATGTAACACCACTTGAACTTCTAACCAAATTGTTGATTGACTGAGGGACATATGGAATTTCACGAATTAAAATACGATCTTGCTTTAATTTTATCTGATAATCACCTAAATCTTCTTGTAAAATTAAAACTCTGATAGAATTTTCAGGGATTGCACCTGATAATAATTCTTGAGGACTATATCCATTGATTACAGCTCTGGCAGTCAAGACTTCTTCATAACTTGGCGGATTTGTAAGCTGATTCAAATATTGAACTGAAACAACTTCACCACGATCTGTGAAAAATCTTTCATAAAGGTTTTGAATTTGAGCTGGTTTCATTATGCTGACACAGAAAGTCTATGACTATTTAAGAAAGTCAAAGCGATCGCTGGAATAGGACCATAATCGCCATCGCCTGTTACACCAGTGGAAGTTTCGTATGTAATTTTTGCTACACCTGGAATATCTTCAGACTTTACCATTCCATCTGTCGGTAAGCCAGCACCAACTTCATTATAAAGAGCTGCAGCTGTATAGACTATGGCTTTAGAAGCCCATGTAGGCATGGCTGAATAACCACCTCTGTAGGTTACTATCAAATCNCCAACGAAAGCACCCCAAACTCTGCGAACCATACCAAGAGAGCCAATAACTTTATAACTCGTTGCATCTATAACATCACCATTCGTATTAACAATGCTTGTTACAGAAACAACAGGAGTTACATTTAAATCTAAAGTTTCTTGTCTATAACCAAGAAAAACTTGTTGAAGACCATCAGTTTCAAGAATTGGTCGTTTTAAATACTCTTCNCAATATTCTTGTGCACTANCAAGTAGTGAATCAAGTAATTCATCTTGATCATTACTGTCTTCAATTCCAAGAAGTGTTTTCAAATCATCGATCATCATTCTTCCACCTCAAATTTCAGAGTTTCAGTAGAACCATCGGTGTATTCAACGACGATTTGGTTGTCTTTATTAATCTTCATCTTCTTAATACCACGACCAGAACGACCTTTTTCACCTTGTTTNGCGACTAATTTCCAGTCTTCTGATTCTCCAGGAGCAGATTTTGTNCCTTCCAAAGTGCAAGCCCAAGAACANCCATTAAGAGTTGCAATTTGATTTACTTTGTAATCTTTTTCAGCTGACCAAAGACCAGTAAACATAGCTTCAGAAGTCGTTTGAGCTGGCTCTGCAGGAGCAGGAGCAGGTGTAGAAGTCGCTGTAATTTCAGAAACAGCTAATTCATTGGCCAATGAAACAGGAACCATCTGACGTTGTAAGAATGGCTCATCACCACCCTCAACAGGTGGTAAATTTTCCATTTGACGAGCTTCATTAGGCGAATAAACACCACCCTGAACAGCTTTAGACAATGCTTCCATNCGAGTTTCGAATTCAGCACGCAATAACATAGATTCGTCGAATTCCAATCTATCTTTATCTGGATTTAAGCCGAACAATTTACCTAATTGAAGCTCAAGAGCTGTCATAATAGGTGAAAGAGCTGAAGTTAAATATTGACGATATAATGATTCAACAGATTTCCAAGCATGCTGGTCATAAGCCAACAAAGTTGTAGGAACTCGGAAAGCTCTAGCAACATCTTCAACAGACATCTTTAATTGGTCCACAAGAGCAGCATCAACAGCATTCATTGTTAATGGTTGCCATTTCATGCCTTCTTCAAGAACAGCAGTTTTACCAGCTCCACCTTGAGCGAATAAAGATTGCCATCTCTCTTTTAATTTCTGTGCAGCCACATCACTTAATTTGCCATCAGTTTGTAAAACACCTGCTGGCTTGGCTTGATTATGGAAGAATGCAGCTGATTGATTAATGATGCTTCTTCCTAAACTTGTAGCAGAAGCACTAGCTGCAATAGGAGACATACCACGCAATGGATTAAATGGTAATGTCTGCATTCTTAAATTAAGAACATCTCTATCTGGAGCAATAATTGTCTCAGCAGGTGTTCCATCCATTTCTGTAAGAGCTATGCTATAAAAGATCTCTCCACCTTCTGTAACGAGCGGAGCGACAGCTCTAGCCATCGGTCTAATAAGCTCAACAATTTCTCCACGACCATTACGAACAGCGAGCAAATAACCATTGCCATACTGCAAACAATCACTTACTAATCTTTTTATTAAATCGAATCTTGTTGAAAAAGAATTTGGCGAATTAAGAACTGTAACAATTCTTGAATTCGTCATTTGACCATTAGTTTGATCTGCTCCAACTTTCCAATGCTGAACAGGCATCATAGCGATATGGCCAGAGATTAACTCGATACAACCATAAACTGCAGAGAATGCCAATTCATTTCCACCATAGTTTCCAACTAAATCTCGTTGGAACCATCCTGGCTCACCCTCATTTTCCAGAGGTGCATAAACAGTCGGGGAGAAAAATCCCTTTACAGTCGTCGCAATGCTTGATAACAAAGGGACTTTCATCCTATTACTCCGAATCTTGTTCTACGTCTTTTTGTTTAGATTTTTTGCTAACTTTTTCAGCTTTAACATCAGCTGTCTTTTCAGCTTGCATCATTCTTGTTTGATAACCTGCATCGCCAAGAACTTTAGCACCACCTCTAAAA